TTGTTGTTCCTGTTCACTATCCATTTGTTGTTGCTGATTATCTACCTGTTCCTGTGGGTCTTGTTCCATTTGCATATCTTGTGGTTGGACTTGTATTCCAGCCTTTGCTAGTGCTTGTATCTTAGCCACTGTAGGCATTTCTGCGTAACTTAGATTAATAGTAGGTGGTTGTGGTTCTGGTGCCTTAGGCGGTGTATTAGCTATCTTAGTTTTTAGTTTATCTATTAAGTCCTCATTCTTGTAATTATCAGGTAAGCTCTCCAAATAATCTATCATTTGGAACATTGGATCATGCATTGCTAATAGATTATCAAGCATTTGTACCTGAGCAATTTCACTGTAGTAACTTGAAGCACCTACATGACATTTAACATTAAGCCATATATCTTTTAACTGATTGAAGTCATATTCTTCTAGTTTAGATTCTCCCTTGTTTTTAATTACTATTTTACGGGTACCATAATAAGTCGCCATCATGTCAACCATGATTTTGCCTATATCCTCAACACACTCATAGAAATTAGCTTTAGGATTTTCTAGTGGTACTGCGGATTGTTGTACAGTAATCGCGATTGCTTTTGCATTATCAGGATTAGTTTTACCACTCCATGCATCAGTAAGTCCTAACATTTCCTTAGTAGTATTCATTACTAATTCAAGGAAAGTAACTATAATACCACTCATTTGCGCTGGTTGCATATATCCAGCTGCATTATGTATGCTATCTCCTGGGTTCATATTTTTAAGGCCAATTGCAGCACTTATACGATTATCCCAACCTGATATTTTATCCGCATCATAAATTACCTTAGGAAACGCATTGTTCATGGTCCAATACATAATAAATGCAAACATTTTATTGATGAATATTTGATTATCAAGTAATCCTGTAGTAATTGCTCTACCATGATATTGATTCTCTTGTTTCTCCCATACATTCCATGCAACAGGGTAATAACTAAGTCCTGTGTCTATGTTTTGGTACATATAAATACTCTCCGTACACTTTGACACCCATATTGTTTCTGTTTCATGGTTGTAAGTATAAACTAGTATATATGTGGCCTTTCCATAATCGTCGCCCTCAATTTCAATTTTACCCATATCAGTAGCTTGATCTATATTATAGGAACTATCTGTTTCAATGTCCTCTGCTTTTTTAGATCTCCATAGTTTCGCTTCTGCTTTTAGATTTTCCACTGTATCTCTGCCGCTAAGTAAAACATAAGGTTGTATTTTAGTAGAAATAACAGGATTATTTGCATTTCCTAAATATACGTTGGTTCCATTTACAAGTTCGTGATCTATTTCTCCCCTAATATCCTTGCCTAAAGTTCCTCCGTAAGGCTTCTTTGTCTTATCCCACCAAAAATGAAAAGCAACATCACCCATATTTGCAGTTTTAAATAGTGCATCCCTAAATCTATTGTCCATACCAAACTTATCAAATAAATTTCCTATTTCACTACTAGCAATATTACTAGCATGTTTGTGATTTTCCATTGTAGGGTCTTGGATTTCAGATTGTTCACTATAAATTAATGGTTCTAGCCTAATAGTAGTCTTACTAGCCATAATAGAAGATACAAAAAATGTTATAACTCTTTTAATAAGATTCATAACAGGCTTTGGCGCATCTGATATTTCTAAGTTCGGCCATTGATTACCTGCAAAAAACTCTAAATTTGCATCTACTGTATTATAATAACTAGGTTTTAACTTGGAATTATAACTTTTACCCTTGGTATACTTTTCCCAGTCTTTAGCTTTCTCCATTTACTTCCTCCCTAGTGCTTTGTCAACCGAATATGTCATAACCTCTTGCATATTCTTTTCTAATCTTTCACGTTTTAATTGTTCATCACTTTCTATAGGTGTTAGCTTTTTAGGTCTTTTACCTATTTTATAACTTAAAAAACAACATAAAAAAAGGACCACCATTGAAAGCAGTACATATATAATATTCATTTTCTCACCCCTTAAAATTTGCACATGCTATTAGGAATTTTTCCACCTGTCATGATATCTAAATAATCTTCGTATCTTTCCTCATATGGCTTTTCATCTTCATCTGTATCAAGTCTTTTCTCATAGGTCCTATTTTTAACTCTTTCACAAAGGCCTGTTAATGAATCGTTGGCATCATCATGCTTGTTTTTGCCCATCTTGACATAATTAGTTAAGCTTCTAAGAAATTTATCATAATCACTACCAGGTAAGAAATCACTTCTAAAATAAAAATGCTCCTTAATATAACCTGCATTCATAATTATTCTAGTTTCTTTATTCTGTGAAGTATTTTCTGCGGTTACCATACAACCACATTTACCCTTTGTAAGTTCTCTTACGTTCCTAGTGAAGCCATGTCCACCATTATTACTCTCTATAATCATTACGTCACACTTAGTATCAATTAGCATCTGTGCCACCAGAGGCTCTGTAATTTCTACACCATCCTGTGAATAAACTACATCAGTAATAAACATTTTATCACCATATATTCTAGCAATAGGACTAGATAAAAAATCCATTCCCTTATCTGCTGTGTCTGTAAATCCTATTATTCCATCAGGCTTGCCTTTTAACTCACTCATTTTAAATCTGTGGAGTTCTTCTATAGGTAATAATAGACCTTTACTCTCAACAGGATGTTGCATATATTCAGCTTCCCATATGAAGTCATCTGTAATTCTTTTTAATGTCATATACTCAGCTGTGGTTTTAACTTCTTCGCAAAATGACTGGCCATATTCATCAAGTGCCGGAATAACTATAACCTCCATATCGGGGTCAAACATTTCAGATTCTTCATCTGTAAGTCTACCTATAATATCTTTCCTTGACCATCTTGTAGCTACATTTATTTCAGGACATCCTATTTCAAGTCGAGATAAATGAGTTGATGTATACCAATTCCATGTATTCTCTATTGCAGTTTCTGATAGTGCTTCTTCAATATTTTTAATAGGATCGTCGAGTATTGCTACCGATTTACATCCAAATCCTAATATAGCACCACCAACACCAGCACAAAAGTAACTTGGTTGTGTATTTTTATCTAGTGACCATCCATCTACCGCGGTACTATTTTTAGATAATTTAGCAGTAGGGAATACTTCTACATATTTAGGATTTACAATTATGCCATCTCTTATATCTTTACTGAATTTTTCTGCTAATTTGGCTGCGTATGAATTCCTCATAACACTTCCCATATTGTCTCGACCTAGTAGCCATGCACAAAACAAACTTACTATATAAGACTTTCCCGCTCTAGGTGGTAATGATACAGCAAGTTTAGTTCTTGTTCCATCTGCTATTCTTTGTAGTGCCCCTGCTATTAGTTTTAAATGTGGCTTTCCTACACTAAAGAACTTAGGATCTATATATACACAAAATGAATACAAATCTTCTCTGCATATTTGAAGCTCTATTTCATGTCTATAATCTGCCTTTTGTTTAGAAGTTAATTTCATGATTTCACCAACTTATTATTTTCTTATTATCTTGTTTCCATTTACTTTTCAAAAATAAAAAAATTTTATGGGGATGGACTAAATACTTTTTAAATATTTTAAATTTTCTTGTAGGACTATATCTATACGAGGTGGGTGTCGCTCTCAGGACTTTCTTTTCTACACCCCACCCCCCTATTCGACTAAAGAAATAAAGATTTATTAATACCAGCACTGTCCACCCGGTATACTGGCTATAGTATCATGCAGCCCAGTATAGGCTAGGCAGTAGAGATAGTATGTATCATTGCTATAGGTAGTGGATCATTGGCTTGCTACACAGAGCAACATCATTGCTATATGTAGTTGTTGATAGTTTGCCCTCAATAACGCAATCGTCTAACATATAGATATTGGATGGCTTTTAGCTTAATAAACAGGTCCTATTCTCAATTAGAGGTCTATTCCATGCCCAAATACCATTAAATGTCGTTAAATTGTTACTCTTAGATATAAAAAGTTAACTAAACCCTTTAAAATGCTCATTCTTTTAAATTCAATAATGTCGTGAAATCAATCTTTCACGACATTCATAATTTATTCATATTAATCTTTAAGCATTTCTTTAAGTTGTTCTATTGTATAACCTGATAGATCTAATTTGTTTGTCTGCTCCATGTTGCCAGTTAAGTCCACTTCCTGTTTATCTTTATAGCCTAAACAATTTTTTCCAAAGAATTGAGCAAATTGGGAGTTATATAGGTTTCCCATGCTATTTACGAGCCAAATACTCTCTTGTATTGACTTCGCTCGCGCGTATGCTGAGGAAAACTCTTCATGAACTTTA